GTCCTGTATTGTACGTTAATATCACCTGTAGCGCCTTTAGGCCAGACATTGAAAACCCTAGTAGTCTTATTACTCTCCGATGGTCCCAACTCTTCATAGTGAATTGGGGTAGTCCCAGACAGTGTAAATACGTTAGTAGTTAAAGCTGCAACCTTAGTAAGGGCTGTATTAGAGTTCTCAGGGAATACAACTCTTACATCTTCAAATCGTTTAACCAAATCTGTCAAGTCTGTAGTTACAACACCTAGAGTACCATCTAAAGTCCAAGTAGCCCAAGTCAAGAACTGGGGCCAGAAGACCTCATCGAATAATACATCAAACTTGTGTTGTATCATCTCTGCTATGCGGTCTTCTGCATACACTTGAACGCCAGTGCCAGCTACCATAGATAGCCGGTCTGCCGTTCTAGCTATTAGTTGTGCTAATGTAGCCATGAAAGTAACGGAGGGGGGAGCGAAGGGGAGGCTAAGACTCCCCCCACCGGACTACTAGCCGTTAAACTGTTCAATACCATGAAGATCAGTGGTATTGACCGCGTAACGGACTTCATAGACTACACTACCATCGCAAGAGGTATACGGAAGGACAGTTCCACGGGTGTCTCCCGTAGTAGCTGTCATTGTAGCTGTACGATCCGCGTCGATGAATCGAACATTCTCATCAATGTGGATAGCTGCGTAACCAGCCCCATTGGTTCCACCTGTATCACTAACCAGTTCAATTGCTCCACCAAGAGCAATCTTGCCAGTTAAGCCGTGATCGTCTGTCCCGGCAACATCACTGTAAGTATCACCGAGAGAATCAGAAGCCGAAATTGATAGAGCCAATCCTGCTACGGCTGTGCCACCAATTTCCAAAGTATTGGCATTCGCACCACTACTATTGGCAATCGCTGATACATACGACATACCTACAATGAAGCCTTGGGCATGAGACGATGTGAAGAGAGAAGCATCGGATGCAACCACAACGTAAGTACTATCGACTACATCACGCCTAACGCCCTTCTCGACGTTATCTTCTGTCCACCCAGTAATGTTCTCGGCACAATAGGGAAGACCAAGAACATCTGACCAGCCAATATCCATAGTATCTCCAGCCGCACCGGCTGCTGTAGTTACTTTGTCAATGAACTTGAATGCCTTCAGACCATATTGGATGGTTGTACCACTAAGCGTAAACTGCTCACGCATACCTTGGCCTAGATAGTCCTTACCAATAACAGTGATGACATGGTTAGAACCAGCAGAACCAACAACGGTAAGACAACGGCCATAAGCAGCATCTATCTTGCCAGCGATACTAGTCAGTGAAGTAGAACTTCCATCAAACGTGTTCTTGAAGTCAGCACTGGTGTAAGTATTAGCACTTGCATCAACAGTAACTCCGTCCCAAATACCATCAGCGTCAAGTGCGGCTGGCGCTCCTAGTGTGACGATGTGTATTCCATCGACAACATCGGCAGCAAATTCCATGTTTGGAACATACTGTGAGATATTACGAGGGTAGTTGTCAGCAACAACTTTAGTCATAACGTTTTCCTCTAGTTAAATTTTGCCATTGAAGACTTAGAACGAGCATTCTTCTGTTCCGACTTTGATTTGAGACTGGAACTACTCATTGGAGCAGTCTCATCCCCAGTCTCCATATTAACAAGGGTCGGGTTTTCGTTGAAGCCTTGCCTTTCTAACTCCTCTTCAGTCCAAATACGAATAGACGAACCACTTGGGAAGTAAACCATCCAACCAGCATCAACTTCTCGCTCTTCATAGTCGAAGCCGCCTAGTAGTTTTCCTTCTTTATCCTTCTTAGGACTAGCAATCTGTCTTGTCGCCTTTCCTTTTAGCTTATGCACTTCAAAGCGTGGTTTCAGATTAACCTCTGGCATCCCCTTACTCCTTCTACTTACGAGTTAATCAGAACCGCATGGGTACGGAAGGATTTCCACAAGCACCATTGTCCCTGCCAAACAATCCTACGACCATGAGCATCAATCGTCCAAGGAGCAACAAGCTCTTTGACCTTCATGTTGACATGCTTGAGGATATGCAGACGGAGGAACTTACTATTAACAAAGAACGCCTTGTTAACGGGGCAGTCTTCATCGTATAGCATAGGAATGTTCTGATGCTTAACACCAGCAAAGCCCAAGTCCATCATCTTCTTACCAGAGTTAGACTCTGACAAGTTGATAACAACCTTGTCCCGTACTGCGGTACGATAGTGCCTAAACAGGTTACGACCAGTGAGAATAACGTCAGGCTTGTCACCCTTAAGAGTCAAGTCCATAAGGATATCGTCAAACGCTTCTTCAATGTTCGTGCTATCTAGGTTGCCATTGAAGTCATAAGCAGATGTACGCCACTGAGTTTCATTGGCTCGGTTGATATTACCAACGGTCCCAGTGGTGGGATCATCGGGAATAAGAAGTCCAAGACCTTGTGGGTCAGTACCAGCACCAGAAGCATAGAGATACTCAGAGAACTTCTCTTTGATGCTCTCTTCTAGTACGTCGATCTTAGCTTTCATAAGCTTGAAGATCTGAGCCGCGCCTTGGTTCTCATCTTCCTCTTGGTCACTGATAACTACTGAACCAGCAACACGCGCCCAATTATAAGTCACAGTATCGAACTCATTGGTTTGCGCTACCGGCTGTTCGTCATAGTACTCAAAAGAAGTGATGTTAGGATTACGACCCAACGTAAGTGGGTTCGTAATTTCGTGTCCACCGTCTTCAAACTCGACACGGTTGTTAGCGAAAGCCCACGCCATTAGGGCGTTAGACTTAATAGAAGCAAGGATCAGCTTCTTACGCGAACGGGTAAGTGTTGATTCGAGGACCGTGGCAATAGGTGTACTTGCCATTGTTTACTCCTAGTTAATTCCAGCATCTTCCATAGCCTGACGAATGATGTCACTGGTAGATGTATTTACGTCTGCCACCTGTGCGGTATCTGTAACTCTTGCATCTGTTACATTACCGTCGGGGACGGCTTGCTGCGTATTAGCACTAGATGGTTGCGCTTGAGCTTCTTGTTGCAACTGCTCTAGGGGTTTCGTCCAATCTAGATTACGTTCTAGGTAATAAGATCGGAGTTTAAAATACGCGGCTTCTGGACTAAGAGTAGGTTCTTGTTGCAGAAGTCGGGCGAGAGAGTTTTCATGTACGGCTGCATCGGGATGTTTTGCACTAAACTCGTTGTAGACTTCTAAGGCACGATCATTAGCCTCTTGTGTGTCAACTCTCTCATTTTGCTCCGCTACTAGTGGCTGCAATGCGGTATCTAGCATCTGCTTGACAGCTTGCATATCCAAACCGCCACCACCAATGGCGTCTATATTATGCCCCGAAGCTTGGGCTTGTGTCAACATGTATTGTATAGTTTCGACAGGATTTGATTTATAAGCCGCAATCAATTGTGCGCCTGTAGTTACCTCTTCTGGCGTGAGGCTGTATTGTGTGCCAAGTGTGCCAGCATTGTTAATCGCTTCTATTTGCGCTTTGAGAGTTGAGACTTCCTTTGTTGCTGTATCGGCTCTTGCTTTTTCTCTTTGTGCTGTTTCGTAGAAGCGTCTTTCTTTTCCTCCTGTAGCAATGACGTTTCCTTGTGCATCAACGAGGTCTTGGGGACCACCAGACGTTTTTCTTGGTGCGTCTTTTCCATCGCCGTCCTCAGTACCTTGTTCACCACTGGCTGTAGGTGTCGCTTCGCCAGTGTCCGTCGTCGTTCCTGTATCTTCGCTGCTAGTACCTTCATCTGTAACCTGTTGGTCATCCCCTTCTCCAATACTGTCCAGTATTGCTTCATCAGTGCTAATGAGTTCTTCAGCCATAGTTCATCCCCTTATTGCTGTGCAGGAGCTTGGCCTTGCGGTTGCTGCTGTTGTTGTTGCATAGCAGCTTGCAAAGCCTTCTCCGGTGAAACACCAGATTGTATAGCAGATTGTACTTGCTGCTTAACTTCTGGTGGGAGTTGTGCTAGTATCTGTTGTAGTTGTTCTGGACTCGCACTAGCAATATTAGGTCCAGCTTGTCCGTTACCACCCTGAGCTTGTTGTTGTCCTCCTTGAGCCTGTTGCTCTATAGAAGCAATAAGCTCTGTCCAATCTTCTTCTCTCATTGTTACTTCGTCGAAAGCTTTTTCCATAACTTGAAGCATAACCTTAAGAACGGGGCCGGGAGCCGCATTAACAAATTGTCCAAGAACCTGTCCAAACTCCAGAGCTTCTTCTTTCTTGGCAGCACTTGTCGGCTTTTTAGTAGAACCGCCAAGCACAATAAGCGAAAGACTACTGATTTCTTCCGGCGATAGGTTCTCCCAGACTTCCTGTGCTTCTTCACCAACTAACTCCACTACTTGTTCTACTGGCATGTTCTGGAGGCAGAGTTGAGCAATGCCCCAATAGATAGCGCCAATCCAATCCTCAATCTGATCGCC